AAAAATTGTGGCTCCAGGTTTTAAGAAATACTTTAAATAAATGTTTTCAAAATCATCAAAATTATGTACAATGAAATTAACAGTGGTTCTTTTTATAGCACCTAATGTACCTTCGGTGACTGAATTTACTGATGTTATACCTGCTGCAGGTTTATCGAATTGATTATTATTAAGTTCAGTATCGAATACAGAATTGAATTCGGATGGATCCCATGTTGGTGAATTAAGGTGATGCCCATCCAGTATTGGAGAATTAGGTGATGCTACATAATTACTATAATTGTTGTTGCCTATTTCATATACCATAAATTCATTTATAGTTCTATCCATTTTAAAAAACCTATTATTTTTTTCAAAATAAAAAGTTTTGTCATCTGATTTGGCAGTTTTTATTTCTTGTTCGCCAACAGGTTTAGCATTAGTAAAAGAAGTAGACCTTATGGCTGTCCACATCCTAACCCATGGTGTTTGTTCAGATAATGTTTTAAAACTATTTTTACTGCTACCAACCACATCTATAGGTTCAAGTTCAAATCCTTCTGCTACACTACCACCAGGTATTGCTTGCTCTCCTCCAGTTACAGAAATAGTCATAGCTTCATTTGGATTTATACCTGCATTGCTAAATTGCCTATTTAATAATATTTTATGTATTTCAGGGTCGATAGGACAACCGAAAACTCTTTTATTAACGACATTTTCAGGGGAGTGTATTACTTGTATAGGACCCTTTGATGATTCATTCTTTTTATCAACAGTTTGCTTACTATGTATTTTTTTTAATTTTTGTTCAGTTACTGCATTAGCCGTACTTTCATTAACAGCAAAATCTGTATTATAAATACCATCAAATCTACCCATGATTAATCACCTATTGCAAAATTTGTAGATGCTGGTATTCTCAACCGTGTCCCTGGTTCTATTGTGATAAAATTTAATCCATTTGCTTTTGCTATATACCACCATAACCTTGAATTTTTGTAAAACCTATATGCTAAATTATCCAATCTATCTCCTTCAGTTGTGATAATAAATAAATCTTCGTTTGTTTCAGGAATAATCGTGTAGATAGTAGTGTCATATTTTACAACATCATTTAAATGCTTTTTATCTGGTCTAGCATTATATTTACTTTTATTTGTATTCTTATATCTTGACATTATTATCTCCTATAAAGTGAACTCACCTTTTTCAAAACCACCACCATCATATCCATAAAATTTAGTATCTTTATTAGGAGGCATTCTATGTATTATTTGTAAAGAAATATTTGCTATAATTGATTTAGGAACTCTTTGACCTTTTCTAAATTCCCAAACATTATTATCATCAAAAGTATATCCTAAATTTTTCATAAAACAAGTTTGTTCAAATCCATTTTCCCCATCATTACCATATAATTCACCTATTCTAAATTTTAATAATGGTGGTTTCATTCTCATTTTATTATCTATAAAATTATCAGCTTCATATTCTGGATAAGTAAAAGAAGATAATCTTCTTAATTTTCCATATATAGCAGATAATTCAAGAGCTGAACCGGCAAACATTTTTAATGTAAAGTTCATATCTCTCTCTGCTCTTTCATAAACCCATACAGGTTCACTTCTTCCAATATAATTTGTTGGATTCCAAGTAGGTGAATATTGTTCAGTTAAGTTATTTATATATCCTCTAAAAATTAAATATTTACCATCCCTATCATCTCTAAAATAAACTGGCATCCCGTGTTTATCATTTTCAATTTCATTAGTTCCATCTCCATAAACATCATATCCTGCTTGTGATATATGGTCAGATTGTAAATCACCTTTAATTTCTGCTAAAGTCATAGGGTCAGATGGTTGGCCAGTTTCTTGTGATGGTTGTAATTTTACAGGATAAAAACCTGATGGTTGTGTTACACCTTTATTTTCACCTCCACCATAAGTTTCTTTCCCTATTTCTTCATGCGTTGGTCCTGTTGCATTAAGTTCCAGTTTATTGTCTGAAACTTTACCTAACACGCCAGGTAATTTCAACCCTCCACCAATTGGACCAAACCCTGATACGGACGCTAATTTTGGTAAATTATTCGTTAATTTACCAGTAACACCTGGTAATTGTGGAGTTTCTGCTGCTTTAGTTAAAGCTTTAATATTTGCAGAAGCTTGTTTTTTTGTTATCATTAAAACATTATTTTGTGTTTTAAACGGGACATTCATTTTTTGTATAAATTTTTCAACTAAACGAGAATTACCATCTCCATCATTAGCTTGCACATCATAAACAACTAAAGCAGCGGGTAAATTATTAACAACACTATTGGTCCTATCACCAGCTTGAGCTTGATAAAAACCTTCTTGAAATTGTAATAATGATGTGTCCATTTCTTTATATCTATCATATAAATTCATAGTTTGAGCATTAACAGGTGTCCCATAATCACTATAATAATTTGCAAAAGGGTTTGATATTTTCAATATCGGTAAATCAATAGATTGTATAGGATTAAATTTTTGTATAGTGTTTTTAACATCTTCTGCAAAACCTTTAATTTTATTAATACTAATTTTTCCAAGTGCTTTACCAAATTTTGAATCTCTTGCATTTTGACCAAATTCTGAAAGTTTACTACCGATAGCAGAAAATCTATCTCCGAACCTATCACCTATACCAGTTCCCATAGGAACTCGTAAAACATTTACTTTGAAAAAATTTCCAACATTACTTAAAATTGGAGTTCCCCATCCTCCTATATCTTTAAATACACCACCTATTCCTTCTGCTATAGCTTTAATATTTTCATTTTCACTAAAAGGTAGTTTCATACCTCTCAATCCAGATAAATCAAATTCAGGAAAGGGAACATCTTTAATCGTCATACCTTTGAAAAAATTAATTGTAGCGTCTTTAACTGGTGTTAAATTATTGTTTACAAAGTTTCGTGCTGTAGTGTCTAATATGTGTTTATAGGCTTCTATTTTACCTTCATCAAAATTTATTGAACCACCTGTTATTGATATAAAACTCGGGTCAAAAGTAAACCCTGCCCTTCTAGCAGTCACTGGTTCTAAAAATCTTCTATCAGTAAATTTACCTTCATGTGAAACTACTCTTGCTATCGGGTCAGTATTACCTAAAGTTTTTTCTCTTGGTGTTTCATTAAAACCTAATGTTTGAAATGCATTTCCTCTATATTGACCCTCATATTTTTCAGCTGTGGCTGCATCCGTTGGTGCTACAATATTACTAAAACTTTCATATAATTGACTTTCACCACTTTTACTTGGGTCGTGATACCTTATTGGGTGTCCACCCATTACCACTTTACCATTTTCAAAATCTACTGGACCAAATAAATTATTTATAGTATCTAAACCGAGTGTTTTATTTGTAAAAGAATTATAAATCTGATAACCAACTTCAAACTGAGCTAATATATTAGTAACATTATCCACAGTACCTTCTATTTTATCAAAAATACTATTACCTAAAATACCACCTTCTTCTGGTGGTCTAGCAAGTGGTGTTCTAATAATATTGTGTAATTCACTTATACCTGTTCTTATCCAACTTGCTTTATTTAATATAGCACCAGTACCTTGTAATGTCAAATCACCAAATCCTAATTTTGTAGGTATCAAATCATCTGCAGTTACATTAATTCTTGAACCAAGAATTCCAGTTTCAGAATCACGGTGAGTATTTATACCCTTAAAAAAAGTATTACCTATTTCACCTGCTCCAAACGAATATCCCGGAGGACCAATGTTTTTAGAAAATCCCAATATTGGTGATTCTTGACCTAAATCAAAACCATACAAAGAAGTTGTACTATTAAAAAAATCTACTGATGGAGGTATCGAATTAAAATCTAATTGTGAATTATCATTTGGTTGAAAATTTTGCAATAATTCACCTGTGAATCGACCAGATTGTTTCGTTATAGATGGTTTATCTATCGTACTAAAAACACTTTTTAAATTTTCAAGACCCACTTGCGTTCTCCTAATTATTATGTTGAATGTGGTGTGAGTACCATATTTAATTCTTTATTTGTTACTTTTGTTGAAATTCTTAAATTAGAAACTGCACTATTTACTCCTCTCATTTCAGATTTCAAATCACCTATAGCAGCTACAATCGGTCCACTATCGAGGTTACCACCACCGAACCCTCCTGCTGGAACTGAAGATATTGTAGTACCTGAAAAATTTCTACCTACGGGACTTGCCACTGCTCCTCGGTTACCAAATGCATTTTGTACATCTCCTCTTATCATATCATTAAATGGTGAAAGTATAGTACCTACAATTGAAACTAATTTATTCAATACACCCATAATAGCAGTTAATATCGGTCCAAAAACATTTACCAATAAAGCAGCAAAAGATTTTAGTTGATTTTGTAACATTACTAAATCAGAAATGGCTTTTGGTCCAATTAATTGGTCAAATCCAGGTTGCCCAGCCAATTGTCCGGCTAAACTAACAGCTTCTTTTTGTTGAGAAACAAATTTAGAAATTTGGTCTACTCCAAGCCCTGTCGCTGCAGCTAAAGCTTCTTTTTGTATAACATTTAATTTACTGAATTCTTGTGCACTACCAAGTTCTTTAACTAATGCATTTTGAGCTGCTTCTAATTGATTTGTTAAAGTTAATTCTCTTACTTTTTGTAAATTTAATTGTCTACCTAATAATACAGATGCTTCTAATTCACTTCTGATAGAACTCTCAAAATCTAATGTACCTTTTAATGCACCAGCAACTTCCCCAAAAGCTACACCAAATCTTCTTGCTTGTATAGCTGCTCTAGCAATATTTTGACCACTTTTTTCAGTAAATAATGCTATAGTTTCTGCTGAATTGGCTATATCTCTTAAAACAGCTTGCGGTGCTACATCATTTGCATTTGCTAATAATGTTACTTGTTTTGCTAAAACTTGAGCTGTATCAGCTGACAATCCAGCTGTTGTAGTTAATACTCCTACTAATTTTGCTCCCTCATCTACTCCCAATCCAAGAGCTACTGATGTGTCAATTATACTAGCTGATAATCGCCTTGATGTTGAGAATGCCACCCCAAATTCATCAGAAAGAGTTGTAGTTACCGTTATGACATCTTCAAGACTTTTACCTAATTTGGTTGCTTCTACTTCAGCTGCTAAAAGGTCTCCTTTTATAGCATCACTTTGAACTCCTATAGCTCCAAATTGTTGTCCTATCGTATCTAATTTAGCACTAAATGAAATCAATATAGCTACTGCTGCAGCTAATCCTGCTGAAGCTAACCCTACTTTTGTACCAAATTGTCCCATAGTATCTTTTAGACCTTTAGCTTTTGATAACATGCCCCCAGTCAAATTATCTCCTGCCTCAAAAGCAGTATCAATCAATTTTTGAGATTTAAGTCTACCTTCTGCTGCATCTAACATTTTTAAATCAACTTTATATCCTTTTTCTGCAGCACTACCTGCTTTTACCGTGTGATGTGCCATCTGTCTTTGGATACTTGCTCGTTTTTTAGCAATTTCAGCTAAATCCATATTTTTATTTACTAATTCATCTATTAAATTTGCTCTCTTTATTTTATTTCTTCTATCTAACTCCCCATCTTCAAGGATGTTTTTCAATATAGTTTCATAATCTTTTAAACCTTTAGTTTGAGCAGTATTTGCCTGTTCAGTACCTGTTTTTATGTTTGCAAGTGTGTCTTTAATTTCATTTAAAAGATTGCGGGCTTCTTTTATATTATTTATATTAAAATTTTCTGTAGCCATTTTATCCTAAAAAATCTTTTAATGAGTATCTATTTAAATTAATTTTTTTACCTAATAAATCTTCTAATGCATCCTCTAACTCATCCTGTGATTTATTTAGAGAAACTAAACTATTTTTTACTGCTTTATTATTTTTTATTTTTTCTTGATTTTTAGGGTTCACTTGTAATAACTTAAATAATTTTGTAAAAAATCCTTCATTAAGTAAGTGTCTGTGGTTTAAATAATCTTTCATAAAATTCTCCATTTATAGTCATATATAAATATAGAAAATACCAAATAATTATTTTTTTATTCCGGGGGAAAATGATGGTTTGTGTATTTTAGAAGTATTTTTTTTGTTTAAATCGTCAATTTTTTGTTGTTCTTTAGTTTTTGTATCAACTAATTTTTTTAAATAAAATCTTCTTAAATATGTAGGTAAGCTGTAAACATCCTCATGTGTAAATCCTTGACCATGATATATTAATTGAAAAATTTCATCATGTAATGGTGCTTTATCTTTAGGATTCAGGCCAAAAAAAGTTAACGGTCATTGGTATATCTACCTCGACCTCTTTACCTCCCATCTCTATTGTTTGCACTAACTCTATATCTGGAGTCAATTCTGCAATTTTATTTCTTAAAAATAAGGAATCCCTTGATAACATATTATCAACAAAAGTGTTTATGGTAGAATATTCAGTATCACCACCCACGGAAACAATTAAATGTTTTAATCGTGTTGTTAATTCGGCTGAAACGATACTGTTCATTTTTTTTCTTGCTTGGACTTCTTTATTGATTTTTTCCTCTTCTACACCAGTTAATAACTTAAAACTAATTTTAGTTTTAGATACTGGTAATTCAATATCAAATTTATTTTCTGTGATACCATCAGGTAACTTTTTAAATGGGCAGCTAGTTAAATTAAAAGTATACTTTTCAGTTTCTCCAGTTTCAGGGTCTTTTATTTCTGCTTCATACTCTGGTCCGTAAGCTAAAATTCTTGCAGCAACCATTACAGCATTTTTATCACCCAATATTAAATCTCTTGATTTAACACCTTCTGAAATTATTAAAGAATCTAATAGTTTTTCAATCACAACACCTTTTTTAATAAGATTTTGAGATGTCAAAATATCCTCTTCTTTAGCTGTCATGTATTTAATCTCAATTTTTCCTGAAGATAATGGTGAATCTTTTGGATATAATTTACCTTCTGATGGTAAATCAATAACCTCAGTAGGGAATTTGTTCTCAGCCATTTGTAACCTCCTATACTTCTAATGCTCTCCTGAACCAACCAAATAAGAATCGTTCTTGTTCTGGTTTTTTGTTCACAAGGTCATAGTAATGTTTTAGTCTATAACAACGAGTTCTATTATCACAAGGTTTATATTTGTTGATTGCTTCAATAGTCATTGGACCTAATCCACCATCAACTTTTATATCACCACCTTTTGAATTAACAGCTCTCTGTAATACTTTTACTGCTGTACCTTTTCCTTGATTTATACACATATCAAAATATATGTGTTTTAATTTATCGGGCATTGAAGGTACTTTATTTGCTACCCAATAATCATCATAGTAAATTTTTCTTGCTTCTTCTTCTGTTAGATTTTTTATATCAACATCTGGATAGAATCGTTTAGTGATTCCGTATTTGGTTTCTCCACCCAAATCATTCGGGTCATTTACATAACCACCTTCGTGTTTTATTACAACATCTATTATATCATCAAATTTTGTTAACATCAGTTATTAGAATTGTAATATTGCGTAATCATATCTCAATGTTGCTGTAATATCAACAGGTTCACTTGTTGCAAAATCCAGTTCACCAAAGTTAACATTTTTACACCAAGTACCTTTTAATGTCCATTCTTCAACTATATCACCCACGGGTCCTAACATCTGAAAATTTACATCTTTTTTATAAAAATCAGAGTAACCATCACGACCAGTTACAGACTCATGTGATAATCTAACCCATTCCATAATAGCTTGAGCTGCAGAAGGAACAATTGGGTCATATAATGTAATCTGTAATTCCATCCATTCAGATTTACCTTTCACATATCTTTTTGTATTCATATGGTCCAGTACAATTTCTTCAGATTGAAATTCTGGTCGATTTGCAGCTTTAATCATATATGCCGGAACACCGTCAATTCTCATTATAAACCTATTTTTCAACTTAGGTTCAAATGGTGTAAACATTATTTCTTGAGCATCTATCAATTCTGCCATTATTTTTCTCCAATTTTATGAGTTATTATTCTCATATATAAATAGTAATTTTCTTAAAAATTATTCTGGAAATGTAGCTCCAGTAGGTTGGACTGTGAAGTCTAACACTATAAATTCAGCTGTTCTTGTCGGTTGAACAAATATTTGTCCATATAATTGATTTCTATCAACCACATCTGGAGTATTATTTGATTCATCCATTACTACTCTGAAAGCTGTAAGCCCTGAATTAGATTGTACTGATTCTAAGAAAGGATTTACAATGTTCAAAAATCTTCTTCTTGTAGCTGAGTTGTTTTGTTCAAATACTAAGAATCTTGATGATGAGGCAATAAATTTCTTCAATCTAATTAATAATCTTCTAACATTAATCCTATCTAATGCTGAAGCTTTTTTCTGTAATGTTTTTTGTCCAAATACCGTTACCCCTTGTCCAGGGAATGTTGCTATTGGATTAACATTTGAATCATATAATGTATCTCTGTTAGCATGTGTTAATTTTCTTTCAGCCATAATTGCAGTGTCAATTCCACCTCTGTTCAATCCTGCTGGTGCAAACCATGGATGAGCAACTTTATCATTAAAAGCATAAATACTTGGAATAACAACAGATGGTGGTACAAAAACATTACCTCCCAATTTATTGTCTGGAACTTGAATCCAAGGCCAGTAGTGAGCTGCATAACTTGTATCGCGTGTTTCAGCCTCTGCTGTTGCTTGTGATATTGTTCTATTATACAACACAGGGTCTAATATACAAAACGCGTCACCTCTATCTTCACAAATTTGAATTGCTTTAGTAGCTATAGCATTATGATTAGCATCACTAATACCTGGTAACCATAATAAATTAAAATCGTATTCATCTTGATTTGATAAAAGATTTAAAGCATCTTCATAAGATGTTTTACCATTGCCAGCCGATGTTGGATTTAAACCTTGTGTATTTGTTTCAGTAATATTATGATAGAAATTTTGTGGATGTGCTAATGTTCCATCAGCTCCTCCACTAAATGAACCACTTGCTGCTGCTGGTAAAGATGCTGATAATTCAGTTAATCTTAAATTACCATTTTCATCAAGATAATCAACCGTTGGACTTATAACTTCAACTCTAACATATTTAGATTTGTTAGGGAATGAACCTGACAATTGTAAATAAGGGTCTGCTGTTCCTGCATCTCTTAAAGTAAATTGTTGGTCTCCAACTACTTTACCAATATAGTTATTTGCTTTAGTATCAAGTGATACATTACTCCAAGTTTCAAGTGTAACTTTTCTCTTAATACTATCATTTCCTCTTCTTACTAATAATGTAAATGTTCCTCTTTTATTATTTACATTTGTAACTTCCCATCTTAAATTATGTATTGAACCAGATGGTAATACATTATTTGTACCATCATTACTTGTAGAATTCATCACGGTACCATCACCCATCGTATGTAATTTAAATGATACTGAATCTGATGTTGCAGATGTTCCACCACCGATTGGATTCGGGTGACCTTCTCCTAATTTAGTTACTACATCAGGACCACCACCAAGAGCAAAATAAGCATGAGTACCATCATTTACTGATGCTGTCATATTTCCGCTAGTTCCTGCGACCGATGATGTTAGATACAATTTCACATCCGTAGTTGAACCTGAAGCTTGAACACTTGCACTTAGTTGTAAAGATGAACTTGCTAATGCATTAGCAAAACGATATCCAATGGTATTAATAGATGCCGATATACCTGCTGCAGCATCAGTAGCTAACGCACTTCCCGATGCACCTGCTATATAAAATTGTGTAGATGTGTTAGGAAAAGATGACATTGAAACTACTGAATTATCTACAAATGTAAATGTTGTGTCTTTAATAGTAATTTTTAAATCTGGTGATACTTTTTTAAATACAAGAGAACCAGTTGCAGTATTTGCTGGTGTTGATGTTGCTGAGCTAGAAACTATTGTAGAAGCATGACTAAAATCTCCAGGTAAAACTCTTATCACGGTTAAACTTGGAGCATGTCTTAAATATTGCTCTGCTGCCATAGATGTAAAATATCTATAATAATCTGAACCACTTAAAAATTCGTCTCCAAATCTTTGTTCATATTCTGAAAATGAATTAACTACGATTGGAACACCTGCAGGTCCTTTAACTGTTGGTCCTACAATTGCTCCCCCAATTTCGCCGATAGCGGCTGGTAAAAAACTCTGGTCTATTTCTGTCGTAAATACACCTGGTGAGATTATTTTTTCTGAACTTGGCATGTGGGGTCTCCTATTTGGGAATTTTAAAGCATATAGTAATAACTATCATATATAAATATATGTTAAAATATCCAAACATTATTTTTTTTTATTATTTATTTAGAATTAAATTCACCTGTTTCGGGGTTGAGCACACCTTCACCATACTTTTTATTAATTTCTTCTACAAAAACTATTTCAGTTTCCTGAGTATTGATAAATTCTTTTTCTAAATTGGTTTTCAGTTCATCTAATTTAGATATTTGCTGTTCTAATCTAAGTTTACCTACAGCTATTTGCCCTAAATTATGTTGTATTTCTAAATAAGCTTCTTGTATTTCTTTTAATTTTTTCATTTCCTCTTCAGAAAATTGTTTTTTATTATCCATGTAACCTCCTGTATTATTTATCTACTTGTTCATTTGTTGCATCACCCTCAAAACCAAATACTACTTTTGAAAATGATACTTCTCTTTTACTTGTTGTGACCTTATCAGTTACCGTTGAACCAATATATTCTGGTAATAAATAAGCTTTTACAAATAATTGAAAATTCATTTTTATAAATCTTTCATTGTCTAACGCTATCTCTGATGCATCAGAAATAGTTTCAGAGTTAGTTAAAAACTTATAACCTTCTGCTCCACCCCAATATTTATTGTTTTCTTCAAAAAATAATTCTACTAATTCATTCATCTGTTCCATATAAGATGTCCACAATACAAAATCATAAGTAATGGTTCTAAAATTAGGCATCGTTGTTAGTACATTTTCATAAGTTGGTTTAATCCCCGTTTGTACTGAAAATCTATCATACCTATTATTTTTTGACCATTTAGAATTTCTTATTATTGAAGCATATTCATTATGTACATCATGTGGATATCTATGACCAGTTAATGTGTTTGCATCATGTGATATTCTTCTCATTGCAATTAAAGGTAACATTAAATCACCCGTTTCTTCTCGTAAATATCCATTTTTTCTTATTGAAACCCATCTTTCCTCATTGCCATATATTACAGGTACATTAACTAATTCATTATTTTCTTTTATTTTTGGTCTAAGAACTGTTTTTATATGGCTTAATACAGCACTATCGACATCTTTTAATGTTATAGCATAATTTTTTGTATAATCTTTTCCTGGTGTTATTGATGCAGTTTCATTTCTCCCGCTAGTACCTCGTTGTACTGAATCACGCGTAGAAATTTGTTTGGCTCTATCTATGTTTTTACCTACAACTATATGTTTATTTGTTATTGGGTTAACTGCCATTAATCACAACAATCACATTTACAATCTTTACACTTTTCACATTTACATTTACAATCTTTCATTATTTTTCTCCTCTAAAAAATTTATCAATTAGTTTCTTACCTACATATAAAACTAAAATAACTCCTACGATTGTTAAAATATCAATCCAGTGATTTCCCGAATCAGATTCTATTGAACCTAATGGTGTTTGTACTTTAAGTCTTTGTACAGATTTGGTAACTAAAGTTGAATCTTCTATGATTGGTTCTCTATTCATCGCAATATTATATCCTTGATACCTTTATCAGTTCTATTTTTTTGCATTCCCATAGCTGCCCACAACCAAACTTTATCACCTTTCCACTTCAATTCATAATTATTAAATTCACCTTTTA